AACTGCAAGACCACATATGAAGGAAGGTTCGCTTCCTACGGTGTATTTCTTAAAATCTGTGAGTTTTCCAGAGAAGGAAATTCGACAGAGGTTAATGAGAGAACCCATTCCATCGACGTCGGCGTAAGAGTCGACAGGTATAATGTTTTCAATGTGAGAATGGAGTATCTTAAAAGTATTAAGATTTTCTGGAGAGGCGGTGGATTGGAGGAAATTAGAAACTTGAAGTTTCTCGTGAACCCAATTAGGACAAAAGCGAAATGCTTTTTCCTGAATTATTGGTAATGAGGGATGATGGGGATACGAGTTATGATCAAGAATAAAGGGATGAATAGGATTGGTGGGTTGAGGTTGAATTGTGGGACGAATGGGGACGGGAATAGCAAAGGCAGGAGGTTCAACAACGGGAGTAAACTCGTGAATGAGCTTCGTGAGATCACGTTGGCGATCAAGAAGAAATGCAAGAGTTGCGGAGTCAGCGTCGAGCTGACGACGTGAGAGTGTTACAGAATCTTGAAGTTGGATAATCTTCTGGTTTAAACTAGAAAGTTCAAGACGTGCCTGGTGGAGGTGTACGTTGGCTTGAGCGATCTGGGGTGTGGAACCAGTGGTTAAATTACGCAAAAGAGAGGTGAGATTATCAACAATGCTAAGGGAATTGCTGAAAGCAGATAAATTAGGCATTTTAGCTGCAGGACCAGGATTCTTTTCAACGGTGAGGAGACGGTACAGAATATAAGAGAAGAGGAAAGTATTGTTTGCGTTACATGTAATGTGCAGGACACATGTAATAAGGAAACAAAGGAGAGGGTGAGAGTGTGGTATTCTATTAAAATATTGTATGAGGAAGAGAGGGGCTAAGAGGACTATTGATAGATACAACAAGAAGTTGTAGAAGCATTGGTGACGGGACTTGTGTACAGGCAATGGTTCAGTGTAATCGGGAGAGAGATTCCGGGGATACCGGATTCTATTAATTGTTAATGAGGGGGAGAGGCGAGCAATATAAACGGAGTGTAAATCAGTATTGGTTTGAGTCATGGCGGTATATATTGGTTGAAATGGGGGGGGGGGGGTTCATTTAAGGCAGAGGACCTACGTAGATGCGTAAGCTACGTGCTTCCGCTGAGGAATCGTGCGTGAGAGGGCTGGAGCCATCGCGCGACTCAGGCTAAGGCGTGTGTACAGCCTATACTGGGTAAAATACTGCAACCGAGGGCGGACTCGGAGAGGGCTTTAGTTAGTGCAATGGCGGCATGATCTCAGGGGATCGTACGTAAGCGTAGGATGAAGAATAGATGAAAACAGAGAAAGTGTAGAAGTTAGGACACGAAGGTGGGATGGTATTTCTTCCAGATATGAAAAGTTGGGGCAACTTTAAGGGTTGTCGTGAATTTTCTGGTTCTAATATTATGGACTAAAGAGTAATTATATTAAAAATGGCCTGACTGAAGCTTCGAAAGTGAAGTAGTAGAGTAGCAGGGTCCAGAAAATACCTTTACATATTGGTAATGCGAAAAAAACAAACTGTGAGTAAATCTACAAGATATGAAATCAAGTAAAAATCAAGAAAGGGTTACGGTGAGGAGTTGTTTTTCAACAGGAAACTCAAAAATCTCGACTGGTGTTTTAGAGAATTTTATTTAAAAGAGAAGGAGGAAATAATTTACAGAGGGATTTGAGTTAAGTGAAAAAGGGGGGGGGGGAGGAGGGGGGGGGGGGGGGGCGGGG